ATGCTATTTACTGTGGTTTCGCTTTCCTTGTCATCGTTAAAACTAACTACAACTTTTTTACCTTTCGAGCCTGTAATTTTGTTTTTAACATCACGCTCTAAAGCTCTACGCTTGTCTTCATCTTCTACTTGCATGAAGTCTAAAGGCTGTATAGTTTTAAAGTATAGGTCTAAACTATTTGGATAGATTTCTTTTATAATCTCACAAAGTTGGTTTTGGAAAACGCGAATAACAATATTTTCAAAAAGTAGTGTAGCATTTTTAATCTCATCTGCATTATTACCTAAACCACTTTGCCCATCTCTAATTCCTAAAAGCATTGGCGAAGTAACTCTATGCCCTACAATTAGCTTATTAAAACATTCCTTAGATAAGTATTCATAATGCTGTGGTGCATCGTTTAAAGGAATGCTATCTACGGTAGTTGCGCTATCTTTGTCATCATTAAAGCTAATTACAACTTTTTTTCCTTTGCTTCCTGTAATTTTATTCTTTACATCACGCTCTAATTGTCTGCGTTTGTCTTGGTCTTCAGGAACTCCGTTGTTAAAATTAACAATAGTAGTGGGACTAAATCCATTTTGTGCATCGTTAATTAAATAGTCTGCAATTTCTTCTTCTAGTAATGCGTAAGGTAATGCACCGCAATAGTCAGGCGGCGTAAAATACTCATGGCCACTTACATAATCTTGCCAAATGTATATCTCAGGCTCGTTTCCATTACCAAAACCAAAGGCTGCAATACGCTCAGGATCTTCATTATTCTTTTTCTCACTCCAATTAGGGTGATAATACCAAGCTTCAATTTCGCCTTTATCGTTTTTCTTTTCAGGTCTTAATGTTTGGATAGGAAAATGTTCAGCATCTACTACTTGCTTACCTTTATAAATGACTTGCAAGGCAGCCATTCCCATTCCTTTTTTATCATAAATAAACTTACGCAAATCTTTAGGACTAAAGATAGTCATTACCTTAACCCACTCATCTGAAAGTCTTGCTGAATTGGTTGCAGCTAACCCTTTTCCGTATATTAAATTACTTACTCCTGTAACAATAGCATTGTTAGTTGTGCTTCGTGTAATGCGCTCGATTAAATAATCAAAGTAATTATTTTCTTCTCCGTATTCCACATACTCGCCATTTTTCTTTTCGGTAATTACAGGACTTGTGTAACTACTTAATGATACGCTTATTATATTTTCTTTATCCATTATATTGTGATGTATTCCTGAGTAGTTTTAATTTGTTTATTTTCGTTATAAACTTTTGGCAAAGTATCAATGCAATATAAAGTTGCACGATATTTAATTGCATTACCTACTTCAATTTCTAAAATGTAATTTTCTTTATCTGTAAAGTTAAATCCTGCATTATCACTAATTGAAAAATAAAAGCTGGTAGCTGTTATAGTTCTATTTGATTTTTCGTAAACAACACTTTTAGTAGTTTCATTAATTACCTTTACATTGGCTGTATTTGGCAAATCTAAACTTGCAAAGAAATATAACTCTTTTGTGCTTTCAGTAACTCTCATATTTATAATACTTAAAAATTACCGATTTGTAACAAAAATTATAAAAAAATCCGTTACAAGTTAATGCAACGGATTTTTCAAATTATGGTCAAATAAATAATTACACGCCTACTACTATTTCAGTTTGAGTACCATCTCCGATAATTGTCGGATCAACTAAGTAACTCATTTCTTTTTCCTGTCCTGTAATAGTTAAGTTATAACCATTTAACTCACCCATTGCTGAGCCTGTTACTTGATTAACTTGCACATCACATCCATTCTCAATACCTACTAATAAAAAGTTTCCGTTGTAATCTTCTACAATTACGTGTGGTCTACCATAAGTAGCCAACTGCAATTCAGTTCTGCTAGCTGCATCAATTTTTTTCAATATTGCAGTTATCGAAGGATTGTAAAAGCTAGTGCCATTCTCTGCACTTACTTCGTTTGCATCTTCTAAATTATGTCCCGAACTTCTTAACTCGTATTTAAACAAGTCAATAGGTGTAGTTGGGGTGTTTTTAAATGCTGTAATAAGTCCATCCGTTTCGGAAAACTCATCGTATATGGCAGCGTCGAAATTTGCAAAGTACAAGGCTTTTAATCCGCCAACTGCATCTTTACAAGGCTCTAATCTGCCTTTTGTTAAATCACATGCCATTTGTTTAATGTTTTAAAAGCCCCTAATTAAAGGGGCTATGTTATTATTATGCTGGGTTAGCTGAGTTTACAATTCCGTATGTTACAAAATCTTTAGCGAATTCGTATTGAACTGCTGCGCTAAATCTCATTACAAAACGTACGTTTCTTGAACCGTCTGTCTCGCTCATGTCGATTAACTTCACTTCTCCATGATCTTCTAATCTACCAACTCCGAATTTTAAGTTAGATTTGCGAGTAGCTATCATTGTGTTAGCTGCTAATCCAAATGTTTGGAAAATCTCAACGCCATCAAATTGTAAGCTCTGTAAGTCTTGGTTATTACCTTGACCGTTAACACCATTCGCTCCTAATCCGTTTGCTCCGAAGCCTCCTAAAGCACGCTTGTAAGCCTTGAAAACATTGTTAGCTACATAGATTTTCATGTCTTCTTTTCCGTATAAACGATCAGGAATTGCATCCACTACCTTACCTAACTCATCAATTACATTAGTTGCATCTACTGTTGTACCTGCTACTTCTTGTGCTGCTGGTAAGTCTGCATCTGCTGAAATCAATGTTACAAAACCATCGTACTCACCATCGTTGGTAGATACACCACGCCAAATATTGATTTCATTTTTCTCAGCTACTTTAGCTGCATATTCTGCAATTACGAAGTCTGAAAATACTTTTGGAAGTTGCTCGCTTAAGCCAAAGCCCATAGATTGTGCTTCCCAAGTATCAATGAAATCTGCTTTACAGAATTGCTGATTTACTTGTAATTCTTTAGGCTCTAGTTGACGTTCTAAAATAGTTACATCACCAGTTGCTGTAAAATCACACGTTGCATCTGCTATAATGTCTTCGATGTTTGTTGGTCTTAAAGTTTTTCTAAACTTAATGCCAGGCATTACATCTACTCCACCTCTGTTTAAGGTTGCTGATTCAAGTAATGCTGCTGCTACATAAGGTGCTGCTTCTTGCCCTGCGTAGCTTGTTGTAATGTTTGTTGTTGTCGCCATTTTTTTTTATTTGTTTGCTATTCGTGCAAAAACTCGGTCTTTAGTTGTTCCGAAATTTTTGCTAAAATTTTGTTTTACTTTTTGTTCTACTTTCTTTTCAGGTGAATGATTTACTCTTTTAGCATCATCTGCATTTAGTTGCACTTCTTCTTTTTTTAGCTGAGTTTCTTCTTTAGCCATTTCTTCTTTAGGCTTCATCATAGACTTTAGTTCTTCAACTTCTTTTTTAAGTTGCTCTACTTCGTCTTTTGATGCGAACTCTTGCATTTCCTTTTTTTCTTCTTCTTTGGCTTCCACTTCTTCAGCTTCTTTTTCTTTAATTTCGTCTAGCTTGCCTTCTTCTTTTACTACCAAAATACGACCGTCTTCCAACTCGTGTTCGCCTTCGGGTGCTGGCAATCTTTCGCCTTCTTCGTTTAATATGAAAACATCTTCGCCTTCATATTCAACCGTTACGCCATTAACTAACTTCGCTGTTTCAAGTTCTATTTTTTTCTTAAACAACTCCGATAAGTTAACGCTCACTTTTTCCGCTATCTTTTCTAATAGGGATTCCTTTGTTTCACTCATTTTTATCTATTTACTGTTCTTGTTCTTACTTCTACGTTGGAATTATTTACGCTTGTAGATTGATCGGTTAACGAACCAATCCCCTGAGCAACCATACTACCATCACAACACTCGGTGCTGTAACTTCCATCTTCACACAAGCATCCACGCTTGTCATCTTTAGGGCTTGTTTTACTTGGTATTTTCTTTTTCTTCTTTGCCATATTATTCGTTTTCTATTTCTTCTAACTTACTCTTTGCCCAATTAATGCCAGCGCTTCCACCCCAAGCATCCCACATAAGACCACCACACCCTTCGGTATACGGTACGTCTTTATGCTGCTCATGCCTTGCAAATGATGCCATTCTAGCTATTGTATCTTTGCTTACAGCTTCGCCTTTAGCTAATTGGTTAGCACGTTGTTTACCTACTGCTGTACCACAACTACCCCAACCATTCTTTTCTGCAAATTCTAAAGCACGTTTCGCATTATTTTTAGCACCTTGCGGATAATCACTATAACTATCTGCTAAGTCTATTTCCTTTTCGATTTCTCTTAACAACTCAATAGCCAAATCCGTTTCTTTTTTCGGTGTGCTTCTTTTATCTGCAAAAAAACCTTCTATGCTAAATCCTTTAACCTTACCAGCTTTTGCTAATTGGTAAACTTCTTCATTATCCGCCTTCATAGAAAT